GTGATGGATGACCGCGCCGGCAAGCTATGGGACCTGAGCAGCATCGTCTCCGAGATGAGCTGGAAGACCGAGCGGATCGGCAAGGCTTCGTCGCTGGAGCTGACGTTTGTGAAGGGGGCGCCCTATCAGGACAAGGCCTTCGCTTACGAGCCCGGCAACGTCATCCGGGTGTGGGTAGAGGGTGCGCCGCTATTCTACGGCTATGTGTTCTCGATCGAGCAGGGCAGCGACGAGCAGGTGAAGATGACGGCCTATGATCAGATGCGCTATCTGATGAGCAACGAGACGTACGTGTTCGAGCATACGACGGCGACCAAGGTCATCGAGCGGATCGCTCGCGATGCGGAGCTGCGTGTCGGCTATCTGGCCGATACGCAATATGTCATCCCTGGACTGATCGAGGACGGGCAAAAGCTGATGGATATCATGTACAAGGCGCTCGACAAGACGCTGATCGCCAAACAGGAGATCTATATTCTATATGATGACGCGGGATACTTGACGCTGCGTAATATGACGGAAATGACGGTTGCTGTCATCGTCGGCGATGCGAGCATGCTGTTCGACTACAGCTACAAGCGCTCCATCGACAGTGAGACGTACAACCGGATCAAGGTCGTGCAGGACAACAAGACGACGGGCCGACGCGATGTGTACATCATGCAGGACAGCTCGACGATCGCCAAGTGGGGGCGGCTGCAGCATTACCACAAGGCGGATGACCAGATGAACGCCGCGCAGATCCGCGAGATGATCGAACGGACGCTCGAGCTGAAAAACCGCGAGCAGCGCTCGCTGTCGCTCGAAGCACTCGGCAATCCGTCGGTGCGCGCCGGCTGCATGATCCGCATCCAGATCGCAGAGCTTGGCGTCGAACAATATTTCCTGGTCGAGTCGTGCTCGCATCGCTTCTCGGGCGGCGAGCATACGATGTCGCTAGAATTGAAGGTGATCGGATGAGCATGCTGGATATTATTAAACGCGCCAGCCTGGAGGCGGTTGAAGCAGGGAATCCTGCGGCCGTCTTTTTTGGCGTGGTCGTCGGCGCGGCGCCGCTCAAGGTGCTGGTCGACCAACGGTTTACGTTGCCTGCAGATTTCCTGATCGTGCCTGAACGTCTGACGGAGCGACAGTACGTCGTCGGCGACGAGCAGGTGACGATCGGCAGAGAGCTGGAGCCGGGCGACAAAGTAATCCTGCTGCGCGTCCAGGGCGGGCAGCAGTATCTGATCGTAGACAGGGTGGTGAGCACATGATCCCACAAGGCGGGACGCTCCCGGATGATCGATTCGTCCTCGAGGAGCAGACGAGTCTGACCTACGCGCTGGACCCCGTTGCCGGCCGCATCAGCGGCAGGGTAGACGGACTGGCGGCCGTGCGGCAGGCTGTTTTTAAACTTTTGCAGACCGAGCGATTCGCCTATGCGATCTATGACAGCAACTACGGCTATGAATCGTCGCTAGGGTTGCAGGGCGAAGTGTTTCGGCTGGAGACGGAACGCAAGGTGACGGAGGCGCTGTTGACCGATAGTCGCATCCGGGCGGTAGAGGATTTCAAATTTGCAGAGCAAGGCGATACGGCGCTCGTGAGCTTCACGGTCGTGACGGATCAAGGCGCCTTCGAAGCGGCCGGGACGGTGAACGTCAATGGCTGACAATCAGGATATGACAACGATCCTGCAGCGGATGCTGGATGATGTGCCGGACGGCATCGACAAGCGGCAGGGCAGCATCATCTATGATGCGATGGCCCCGGCAGCTGTGGAGATGGCCGAGCTGTACGGCGAGCTGGAGATCAATCGGCGGCTCTCCTTTGCAGAGACGGCGAGCGGCGAGTATCTGGAGCTGCGCGTCAAGGATTATGGGATCGAGCGCAAGCCGGCGACGCGGGCATTGCGGCGCGGCATCTTCCTCGATGATGCGGGAGCGCCAGCGGCGATCCCGATCGGCAGCCGATATGCGATCGGCGGCGTCAGCTATGCGGTGCAATCGCAAGAGACGGGCGGCTCGTATGTGCTGCGCAGCGAGGTGGCGGGCGAAGCGGGCAACCAGCCGCTCGGGCCGCTGCTGCCGCTCGACTATATGCCGGGTCTGGCTGTCGCCGAGCTGGCAGATGTGATCGTACCCGGCGAGGAAGCGGAGAGCGACGAGGCATTGCGCCAGCGCTACTACGCCCGTGTGAGGACCCCGGCGGCTGGCGGCAGCAAGGCGGACTATGTGAACTGGGCGCTCGAGGTGCCCGGCGTCGGCGCAGCCCGGGTGTTCCCGCTCTGGGATGGACCCGGGACGGTGAAGGTGATCATCGTCGACACGGACAAGCGACCAGCCGGCGAGCAAGTGGTGGCCGATACGGCAGCGCACATCGAACGGCTGCGGCCGATCGGTGCGTCCGTGACGGTAGCTTCCGCCACAGCGCGGGCCGTGCAAGTCTCGGCGAAGATCGTGCCTGCCGCAGGCTATGCCGTGAGCGGGATTGCGGAGGCCTTCCGCGAGCTGCTCGCCAGCTATCTGGCCCGCAACGTATTCACGGTGCCGTGGGTGAGCACAGCGATGATCGGCACGCTGCTGCTGCAGACGCCGGGGGTCATCGACTACAGCGAGCTGCGGGTCAATGGCGGGACAGTCAATCTTGAGCTCGCTGATGACGAGATCGGCGTGGTAGACACCGTCGAGCTGGAGGTGTAGGCAGATGAGCTATCCCAATGAGGTAGATCGCTTCCAAGAGAAGCTGAACAAGAAGCTGGACGACAGCGTCTACGTCATCGAGGAGCGGCTGGCCTTGACGGGCGGCGTCTTCGAGGGCGTACTGGCGCATGACCATATCCGGCGTGAGAGCATCCGCATCTATACCGGGCCAGGTCTGAGCGGGAGCGAGGTCATCCAATATTTCCTCAGTGTGCCGTCGGAGACGCCGTGGAAGCTGATCCTCAAGGTATTCAGCTCGGCCGAGGCTGTCTATGTGACGTATGAGACGCCAGGCGATCGGGTGGAGGCAGAGGATATCAACCAGCTGCAGGGGAGCATGACTGCCGTGCAGACGGAGCTGGATCGGGTCAAGACCGTGACGGCGGATGAGCTGCAGGAGCATGTGAGTCGAATGGACGAGCTGGAGGCGGCCAAGGCAGACCGGCTGTCCGTCGATGCGGCGCTGCTGACGAAGGCGGACAAGGCCAACACGTATACCAAGGAGCAGACCGACGAGCGGATCCAACTCGTCATCGGTGCGGCTCCGGAGGCGCTCGATACGCTGCAGGAGCTAGCGCAGGCGCTGGACAATGACCCCGACTTCGCAGCGACGATGACGACGCAGTTGGCTGGCAAGGTGGACAAGGCGCCGGGCAAGCAGCTCTCGACCGAGGACTATACCTCGCCCGAGAAAGCGAAGCTGGCTGGCATCGCCGCAGGAGCCAATCTGTACGTGCACCCGTCTACTCATTCGGCGGATATGATCGTCGAGACGTCCACTGTCAAGATGATGACCGGCGACGAGCGGGCCAAGCTGGCCGGGATCGCGACGGGGGCAAACCAGTATGTGCATCCGGCGACGCACCCGGCAGCTATCATTACCGAGAGTGCAGAACGCCGCTTCGTCACGGACGAGGAGCGGGCCAAGCTGGCGGCGATCGAGCCCGAGGCCAACCGCTACGAGCATCCGGCGACCCATCCGGCCGACATGATCGTCGAGACGTCTACTATCAAGATGATGACGGCCGCCGAGCGGACCAAGCTGGCGGGTATTGCTGCCGGGGCGAATCAGTACGTGCATCCCTCGACGCATCCGGCGTCGATGATCGTCCCGGATGCGTCGAACCGCTTCGTCACCGATACGGAGAAGGCGACCTGGAATGCCAAGGAAACGCCTGGCGGCGCGCAAGCCAAGGTAGATACGCATGCGGAGGACAGTGTCCGGCATATCACGGCTCCCGAACGCTCCGCGTGGAATGCCAAGCAGGCGGCGCTCGGCTTCACGCCGGAAAATGCAAGTCGACGCGGTGCGGCTGGCGGTTACGCAGAGCTGGACGCCAGCGGCAAGATCCCGGACAGCCGGATCTCGTCTACCTTCGTCACCCAGTCGCAGCTCGGCGGGGCGGGCTATGGCGATATGACCAAGTCCGTCTACGATACGAACAATAATGGCAAGGTCGATGCCGCCGAGGCGGCCGACAGCGTGCCGTGGGCGGGAGTCACCGGCAAACCGTCGACCTTCGCGCCATCGGCTCATACGCATAACGTGCTGTCCGTCCAGACGGACAATGTGCGCGATGCGGCGGCGTTGCCCTCCGTGTATGAACGGGGCGTAACGACGTTTTTTAGCAATAATCCGACCAACAAGTTCAACGGCGTCAACTATTGTACGGTGATGACGATCAAGGGCTACTCCAACATGGCTGCGGTGCAATATATCTATCCGTATAATGTCGATGCGCCGATCAGCTACCGTTATGCGCTCTATAATACCGACGCCTGGCGCGAGTGGCGGACGTTGGCTGTGGCCAGCGAGGTCATGCCGCGCGGACCGTTGACCTGGAACCAGGTGAAGGGGGTGTAGCGATGGCCTACGGACAATATCTGTATGGCGTGCTGGACTACGGCACGTTGGGCGGCGGAGCAACCGGACCCGAGGCGCCGGAGTCGCTCGATCTGATGGCGTACCTGCCGGCGTATTATCGCGGCATCCGCGAAATGGAGGCGATCCAGCATCAGCATGGGCTGGAACTTATGCGTCTGCATGAGGGCGCGGATGATGGCTTGCGCCAAGCGTTCGTCGAGACGGCGACATGGGCGCTCTCGGACTGGGAGCGGGAGTTCGGGCTGGCGGTCGATTCATCCAAGCCCGATGTATGGCGGCGTGAGGTGCTGCGGGCGAAGATTCGCGGCTCCGGCACGACGACGCGACTCAAGGTCATCCAGGCGGCTGCGGCCTTCTCGGGCGGCGAGGTCGATGTCGTCGAGTATCCAGCGGAGAGCCGGTTCGAGATCGTCTTCATCGGCGTGCTGGGCATTCCGCCTAATATGGCGGGCTTCATCGCCATGCTGGAGGACATCAAGCCGGCGCATCTCGCCTATAGCTTCCAGTACCGGTTCACCTGGTGGGAGACGCTGCGGGAGCTGACCTGGTCGCAGGCGAGCGACAAGACGTGGAGCGAACTACGAGTATACGAAGGAGAGTGAAGCAACGATGCAAACGACAGGCAATCTGAATCTGAAGAAGCCGGAAGGTACGGATATCGTAGACATTAACGATCTGAACGACAACATGGACATCCTCGATGCCGAGGTGTCCCGCGTCGCTTCGACGACGGCAAACGGCCGGATGAGCGCGACTGACAAAACCAAGCTGAACGGTATCGCCACTGGCGCCAACAACTACGTCCATCCGTCGACCCACCCGGCGTCGATCATCGCCCAGGACAGCAGCAACCGCTTCGTCACGGACGCCGAGAAGTCGGCTTGGAACGCCAAGGCCGGCACCTCCGTCGCGACGACGAGTGCGAACGGGCTGATGAGCTCAACGGACAAGAGCAAGCTCGACGGCGTCGCCGCCGGGGCCAACAACTACGTCCATCCATCGAGCCACCCGGCGTCGATCATCACCCAGGACGCCAACAACCGCTTTGTCACCGATACGGAGAAGGCAGCTTGGAATGCGAAAGCGGGGACATCTGTAGCGACGACGAGTGCGAATGGGTTGATGAGTACAGCAGATAAGGAGTTATTGGCGAATAGGGAAGGGTATGGAACAACGACTGGTACAGGTACTGTTTACAGCGTTACTCTTTCGCCCGCTCCGACTGCGCTAGTTGATGGACTCGCTTTCGCTGTTAAAATTCATCTTCAAAATACCGGCAGCGCAACAATTAATGTGAATGGTCTTGGAGCGAAAACAATTAGAAAAAGCAATGGTAGTACATTGTCAGCGGGTAATTTTCGTCAGAATTCAATCTATACGCTGAGGTATAATGGCACGGATTTTATCTTACAGGGTGAAGGGGGGGAGTACGGAGACGCAACTGCAGGTAATGTGTTAGCAGGTAAGACGATAGGCACTGATGCTGGATTAGTGACTGGGACGATGCCTAATCGAACTGGCCATGTTACTGCTCAGTCTATTAGTCGATCAGGGACAACTCTTAGGCTAAGACCGCAGCCCGGCTATTATGCAGCTGATTCCAGCAACAGTGTTCAAATTTCTGATTCGAATTTTATTCCAGGAAATATTCGAGAAGGAGTAAATCTTTTTGGGTTAAGCGGAAGTTTTGTGAGCGGGAAACAGGTTTCTTATATTTCAAATTATACCAATATTGAAAATAATACAATAATTACTTTTCCGAACATTTCGTTTATCCCTTCTCAAGTAATATTGTTTGTGAGTATGGAGTTATTTGGGTATGCTTATAGTCAAGGGGCAGGAGCGAGAATATCTTCTTTTATAGCATATGGTCCTGTTTTGAATCAAACAGGTTCATCAATGCAAATTGATAATAACAGTAATTTTTATTATGAGTATTCTGGTTTCGGAAACTTATCAATAAATAGTGTTAGTTGGGGAACGACAACAACTTTACAAATGGCTAAGTCTGTTAATAGTTCCCCTCAACAATCGGGTACTAAGGTATCTATTCAAAGCTTTAGAACTAGTTCATCCGGTGCTCTATTTATTCAATGATTTATACTTTTAATATTTTTATTATGTTATTATCCACATTATTGCTTTAGTTTAGAGTGCGAAAGAGAAGGTGAGGGCATTGGACTTGATCAGCAAGGAGTTGTCAGAGAGACAGCAACGTGTCGAAGATGAGCTTGTGCTACTCCAAGACGAAGCCCTGAAAAGAGCACAGGAGCTTCTGACCATTCTGTCTCGTATCGAATTGGTGGAGAAAGCTGCCCTCCGACACGAAAAAGAGCTCCACGAGCTCAAAGAGCTCTCCCGCAGCCTCCAGCAGCAATACGACCGCTTCGGCGAGAAGATCGACAAGCTGGAGAGTAAGCTGTTTTCGTGGATGCAGCAGCTGCAGCGCGACAATGCCGAGCTGATCAAAGCCGCCCAGACGGAGGGGGCGCTCGAGCGCCAGACGACCCTGAAGTCCTGGATGACCTTCCTCCAATATGTCCTCGGCGGCACGATCTTCATCATTGTCGCCTATGTGTTTGGCGTAAACTTCATAAGATAGGAGGGATGACCCATGGAATGGGATGTAGTGCAGGAGGTACTGGACCCGGCGCTGCTGGTCGTGCTGATCGCCTGCTGGACGCTCGGATATATCCTCAAGCAGACGCCGCAGGTGCCGAACTGGGCGATCGTCTATGTGGTGACGTTGTTCAGCCTGTTCTTCTCGGTGTGGATCCTCGGCTTCGGAGCCTTGCAGCTGCTGCAAGGCTTCTTGTGCGGGGCGGTCGCGGTGTATGGCTACGAGATTATCAAGCAAGGCCGGGAGGGTGCGCGCGATGGCCAAGCTTAGCAGGGCAGCATTCATCGCCAAGCTTGCGCCGATCGTGCAGCAGGTGCGGCGCGAGGGCTCGCCGATTTTCCCGTCGGTTCGGCTGGCGCAGAACATCCTGGAGACGGGCTGCGTCATCCATCCGTGGAACAATCTCGGCGGCATCAAGGTCGGCAGCGGCTCGCCGAACGCCTATTGGCGAGGCAGCGTGGTGTACAAGGGCACTTGGGAGGTCTACGACGGCAAGCGCGTCGATATCCAGGCGGCCTTCCGCGCGTACGATACGTTATACGATTTCTATATGGATCAGGATCGTCTGTTCCAGATGCCCCGCTATGAGCGGGTACGGCGGGCGATGACGCCGGAGCTGCAGGCCGAGATGCTGCAAGCATGCGGCTATGCGACCGATCCGAGCTATGCGCGCAAGCTGATCGCGATTATCCGCGAGGCTGGACTGCGCGTATATGACGAGCTGGAGGAGGAATGGACCGTGAGCGAGAAGCAGGCGATGGAAGCGAGACTGCAGCAATTGGAGCAGCGCGTGCAGCAGCTCGAGCAGGCGCATGACAGCGCTGTGCCCGCTTGGGCGCAGGGCGTCGTCGAGGCGGCGGTGAAGCAAGGGCTGATCGAGACGCCGGTGCGTGGCAGCTATGACTTCTACCGCATGCTGGCGGTAGTGCATCGCAGCCAGACGCAGGCGGCGAGTCGAGCGTCGGACCGGTGA